ATTACACTATATGCGTGTTTATTAACACTGATATTTGTAATACCTAAACCCACTCAAATAAGAATAGATTGCAGCTTGGCAAGTTTTCACCCTGACTATACTGCTGAAATGAGAAAAGCGTGTAATGAGCGCTTTTTAAACAAATGAATATATTTTTTGCAAGCGATCACCACTTTCATCATAAAAACATCTTGACTTTTAAAAATCAAGATGGCTCTCCCCTGCGTGTTTTTGATGATGTTGACCATATGAACGAGCACATGGTTGCTTGTCATAATAGTGTAGTAAAGCCTAGCGATAAAGTATATTTTCTAGGAGATGTTTCCATGAGTCGCAATGCCAAGGGACTAGAAATTCTTGGTAGGCTAAATGGAGAAAAAATCCTAGTCAAAGGCAATCACGATCTGTGTACTCCAACTCAGTATCTAACCTACTTTAAAGATATTCGTGGGTCACATCAGTTTGATGGAATGATCTTAACACATATCCCTATTCACCCTGAAAGCCTGGCTCGTTGGGGTCTTAATGTGCATGGACACTTGCACAACAATGTAGTTAAGCTACCAGTAGCACAAATTCCAGATAAGCGTTATTTTAACGTTAGTATGGAAAGAATCAATTTTACACCAATCTCACTAGAAGAAGTTAAAAAACAATGTCGTTAACACTACAAAACCTAGAAGGTGCATTGGCTGGCGAGTCAATGGCACACGTTAAATACCGATATTTTGCAAAACTTGCTCGTGCTGAGGGTTTTGAAGATGTTGCAAAACATTTTGAGCATACAGCAGATCAAGAACTACAACACGCCTGGGGACACCTAGAGCTGCTGATCGGTAAACCAAGTACAAAAGTTTGTTTGGAAAAAGCCATTGAAGGCGAAACCTATGAGTACACAGAAATGTACCCTAAGTTTGAGCATCAGGCAAAAGCCGAACACAATATTGAAGCTGTTAAAGAATTTCAAGAACAAGGTCGTGAGAGCCAACAACATGCTCAAGAATTCAAAGCTGTACTAGAAAAAGCTGCTAAACGTTTTGCTGCGCTTAAGCGTGTAGAACAGCGTCACGCAGAAGCATATCAACAAGTTTGGGAGTCACTATAATGGAATACGTATGCGTAGTTTGTGGCCATGTTCATGATGAAGCCACTGAAGGTGCCTGGGATACTTTGCCAGATGATTTTGAGTGCCCTGAGTGTGGGGTAGGCAAAGAAGATTACGAATTAATCTAAGTAATGGATAGCCCTTGCATACAGCAGTGTAAGTTAGATTCTGAACAAAAATACTGTTTAGGATGTAAGCGTACATTACAAGAAATTGCACTGTGGAACACCCTTACGGAAAAACAAAAACAAGAAGTATTAGACAGATTAAAGGGCCAATAGCTTAATGGTAAAAGCAGCCGACTCATAATCGGTTGAGTCTAGGTTCAATTCCTAGTTGGCCTACCATCCATCCCAGCTTAGGCTGGGATTTTTGTTTCAAAAATATTTTCTTGAAATCAAGAGCTATTTTTGCTATAATATATATTCCAAAAACAATTTTACAAAGAAAACAACATGAAAATTTATTTCTCCAAAGTCCCTCACTCTGACATTGACACTTTTGGTGATGACAGTTTGTTTGGCCCAAATAAAGATGGTGACTACTTCTACAATCAAGTAGAGTATGGAACCCATCCTGGCGGTATTGAAGAAGTGGCTATTTCCGATAGTTGTGCTCGTTATATCCCTATTTGTGTGGAGAATATTCCTGAGCTTATTGAGGCCTTGACTGTTATTTATAACACAAAAACACAGCTTGACTTGCGCGACAAAGTCCTAGCTATTGTAGAAAGCGATGCAGAAGGCTATGTTCATGATGACCACATTCATTTCGACAGAGAATCCGTTCAGGAAGCTATTGACTCAGCTTCATACTGAAGACTGGCAATTAGTTACTCTCGACTTCTTAAGGCTTGTTCACGACTTAGTTAATAAAGATGAACAACTAATTAAGACATATGGAGAAGCATTTGAAGTGCTTCAGTATCTAGAAAAAGCAGGAGTCGTAGAGTTAGAGCCTGCTGAAGAGCATGGCGTATTTAAAATAAGAAAAAGGTTTTATTAAAGTGGCAACAAAATCACAGAACACACCTGCTTCTAAGTCCTCTGGGACAATGGAAGCCAATCGCAAACGCAAACTACTAAAGCTACTAAAACAACAACCTAACAACGAACAAATTAAAGACGCACTAACAAACATTAAGTATCGTCGTAAAACTCCTAAAACTCAGGAGTGGTCTAAGACAGATATTAAAGTTGCCAAACTATTTAAATTATTTACAGGCAGGGCCGATAAAGATTTGTTTAGCAGTAACCCTAAAGTGCAGGCAGCTGCAATTGCCATGCACAGCAAAAAGGATTTCAGTGACTTGCCCGAAGGTAAGGTAAGTTTTTCATTGGGTGCGCGAGCACATGATAAGTATGGGAATCTTGTATGGGTTTAATAGAATACTACGTGCTATTTGCATTTAGTACTTCTATTACTGCATGCTACCTCTGGTACTGGCCGTTGCTACAAAAAGCGCGTACACAAAACATTAAAAATAGTTTTACAGGATATCCAATCCTTAGTACGTTAATATATATATTTATTAGCGCATTTATTGCTCCGATTTTAGTTATGCCACTACTTTCAAGTAGTATGGCAGAAAAATTTGAGCACGGATTATCCAAAGAAATACTAAAACAAGATTAAAAAATATTAATTTGAATCTATCAATCGAATAGTTTATAATATATACTTAATCAATTAGAAAAGGCATAACATGAAACTTTTGGAATTTAAATACACTAAAGCTGATGGCTCAGTTTCTGACCGAGCAGTAATTGAGTTGGTAACTCCTACTCAATTCGTTGAAGGCATTGATGTTACACAAATGCCAGAAGACGAGTTTGCTTTGTTTGCTAATGAAATGCGTGAACTCAAAAATGCACAACATGAAGCAACTATGGCTCTATTGGCTAAACATGACTTGAAACACAATTACCGCCGTTTTAGCCCAGATAAAATGTCGGAACTCAACACAGAATACGTTTAATTAAAGGAAAAACATGGCAACTACTTGGACTGATGAACTTAAAGCTAAGGTTATCGAAATGTATGAAGGTGCAGGCCCAACCCCTGAATCTTCAACCGAAATTATCAAAGATATTGCAGAAGAAATTGAAATGTCGCCTAACGGCGTTCGCATGGTACTAGTACAAGCTGGTGTCTATGTTAAGAAAGAAGCTGGTGCTTCTACTAGCAAAACTAGTAAGCCCGCTGGTGAAGGTACAAAGCGTGTTAGCAAAGAGTCTAGCATTGCTGACCTTAAAGCCGCAATCGAAGCCAAGGGTGCTGAAGTTGACGAAGACATTTTGAGCAAATTGACTGGCAAAGCCGCAGTTTATTTCTTAGGCGTGTTGAAAGCGTAAACAGGCGGCCTTGTGCCGCCTTTTTTATTATGAAATCCACAAAACAACCAAAGCCCAAAGTAGTTGTAGGAAATCATCTTACAGTAACTACTTGGCCAGATGGTCGCACTACACTTGAGTGGGACGACGAAGCATTACTGCAAGAAATACGCACAGCTATTGCAGTATATAATGCAAAACAGAAGTCAAAACATTTAGAAAAGTACGGTTCAAAAACTAAAGGAATTTAATATGGCCACTAGACGCAAATCAGCTAGCGAAGAAGAATTGATGACTCCTGCTAACATTAGCAAGGTTATTCGTTTGCTTGAGCCTGAAGAAGGCGTCAAGCCTATTACTAAAAAAGATGCTTGCCAAATGCTTGGCATGGTATACAACACTACCCGCTTAGGCACTATTATTGAGGACTTCAAAAAGAAGCAATCAAGAGACGCTGAGCGTAGAGCTGAAAAGCGTGGTAAACCAGTAACTGATGACGAGCGTGTGTATATCATCAGCGAATACTTAAATGGGGAACCAGTAGACTCAATCTCCAAGTCTACTTATCGTAGCCCGACATTTGTTAAAAGTGTGCTAGAGGCTAATGCAGTACCAATTCGTGTACCTGGGTCTAGTTATTTTAAACCACAACTAATTCCTGAAGGTGCTATGCGTGACCGATTTAAAATTGGCGAAGTAGTGTATAGTGCTCGCTATGATTCTACTGCTAGAATTGATAGCGAAAAACTTACAGAAAAGCATGGCTATGTTTATGGTATTTGGCTACTTCATGAAAGGTGGCTACAATCTGCCTATCAAGAAGCAGCCGAGCTAGCTTCGCTAGAACACTTGCGACAGTTGGGAGTACGCATATAAAAATACAGGCGCCAAACCTGCAAAATTCTGAAAGTTAATAAGTTTTACCGGAGACCACATGGACTCAAATATACAATATAGTAAAGTCATTGAAGAGAACATGGAAAAAGGTTTCCAGGTACGACTAGTAATCAATGAATTTAAAGACACAATTTATTTCCAACTAAGAAAATACTTTCTTAGTTATGAGGGTGATTGGGTTCCTAGTCGCGAAGGTGTATCTATTCCTGCCAGCACAGACAATATCTATGCCATCTTAGATGGTTTATTTGATATTTGTAGCAAGGCCGAGGGTGAGGATATTATAAGACACTATGCAGATAAACTAAGTAAAATTTAAACTTGATTTAATTTGTTTAAACTAGTATAATATATACTCATTTCGGAAAATCATATGAACAAACTAGAACAATATCTAAATGTAGCTTCACGAGCATACTATGCAGGTAATCCAATTATCAGCGATGCTCAATTTGACCAATTGGCAGAGTCAATTGGCTACAATGCCGTAGGCGCTAAGCAACACGGCAATGTGGAAAAGCACGTTTATCAAATGTATAGTTTGCAAAAGTATTATGAAGATGAAGATCAAAAGCGTCCTCTTGAAGGCTACAGAGACATTGCTGTTAGTATTAAGTTGGACGGGGCAGCTATTAGCCTACTTTATGTTGATGGTAATCTTGTTAGAGGTCTTACGCGCGGTGATGGTGTAGAAGGTCAGCTTATCACAGATAAGTTACTGGCTACTAAACTAGTGCCACATACTATTCCAGTGATGGGCGTAGTCCAAGTAACTGGTGAGATTGTGGCTCCAATAAATATTGAAAATGCTCGCAACTATGCCGCAGGTGCACTAAACTTGAAATCAGTTGACGAGTTTAAGACTCGTGCCATTGGTTTCTTTGCGTATGGTGTACAACCTAGTCTGAGTTCTAAATTTACCGAAGACTTAGATCAACTTCGCAGTTTTGGTTTTAGTGTTATTAACGAACCTGATTTGGATAAAATATATCCTTGTGATGGTGTAGTGTTTCGCATTAACGATAACAAAACTTTTTATGAACTAGGCTACACAGCCAAACATCCCAGAGGTGCTTATGCTAGAAAAGAACGTGCTCAACACGTCGAAACAAAACTTCTCGATGTTGAGTGGCAAGTTGGCAAAAGCGGCAAAGTCACTCCAGTTGCTATTCTTGAGCCTGTTTATATTGGTGATGCCCTCGTCAGTCGCGCTACTCTTAATAATCCTGGTTTTATTGAAATGCTGGATTTACAAATCGGAGACACCGTAGCGGTAATTCGTAGCGGAGAAATTATACCCTGTATTTTACACAAGGTTGACGCATAAAATTTTATGCCAAGGGCATTAGAAATTTACGCTTGCAACAACCTGCTTAATCAAGTATAATATACTTATAAATTGATACATAAACCATGAGAATCCAAATACCAACTGAATGTCCTTGCTGTAACTATACTCTTGAACTGGTCAACGATCAGCTCTTTTGTAGAAACACGGCCTGCGGTGCTCAGCTTAGTAAAAAGGTCGAACATTTCTGTAAGATTCTTGGCATTAAGGGTATGGGTGCTCGCACAGTAGAAAAACTTGGCTTGGCTGATATTACAGAATTGTTTTATCTTGACCTTGACCAAGTAACGGATGCCGTAGGCAGTGCCAAAGTAGCTGAAAAGCTGCTTACAGAGATTGAAAAAGCCAAATCCGCTGATCTGGCCACTATTCTAGCTTCATTCTCTATTCCCCTCGTAGGTAATACTGCCTCGACTAAAATTTGTCTTGTTGTTAATTCGATAGACGAAATTAATCAGGAAACCTGTAAACAAGCAGGTTTAGGTGATAAGGTAACCCAAAACCTATTATCTTGGCTAGAAACTGATTTCTTAGAAATGCGAGAGTTTTTGCCTTTCTCATTTCAAACAAATAAAAGTTCCGTTGTGAGTGGAGACTTAAAAACCATTTGCATTACAGGAAAATTGTCATCTTATAAAACTAAAGCAGAAGCCTACAAAGCATTAGAAGAGGCAGGCTACAAACCAGTAGAGTCTGTGACTAAAACCACAGATTATTTAGTTGACGAAGAAGATAAGGGTAGTTCAAAACGCAAAAAAGCCGAGTCTCTCGGAATAACCATAATCACAAACTTAAATACTTTCTTGAAAGAAAACAAAAATGACTGAAAAAGCCACTAAGAAATGGTCTGACGAAGCTGTTGACCAACTAATGAATATCGTTGGCAATGCAAGCCCTGTTAGCGTTGAAGCCGTTGAGCGTGCCGCTGAAACTCTTGGTTTCACCACTCGTAGCGTTGCTTCTAAACTGCGTCAATTAGACCGTGAAGTTGCTAGTCTTGCAAAAGAAAAAACCTCTGCTTTTACCGCTGACGAAGGCGCTGATCTCGCCGATTTCGTTAATGCTAACGCAGGTAACCTAACATACAAACAAATCGCTGAGCACTTTGCTGGCGGCAAGTTTACTGCTAAGCAAATCCAAGGCAAACTTCTTGCCCTAGAATTGACTGGTTCTGTAAAGCCTGCTGAAAAAGTTGAGATCGCTCGTACTTACTCTGACGCAGAAGAAGCCAAGTTTATCAAGATGGCTGAAACTGGTAGCTTCATCGAAGACATTGCAGCCGCATTGAACAAGACTGTTGCCAGCGTTCGTGGTAAGGCTTTGAGCTTGACTCGCAAAGGTCAGATCAGCAAGATTCCAGCACAACGTGAATCTCATGCTAAAGAGTCTATCGACCCTGTAACCGCTTTGGGCGACAAGATCAGCACTATGACTGTTGCTGAAATTGCAGCCGCTGTTGACAAGACAGAGCGTGGTCTTCGCACTTTGCTTACTCGTCGTGGTATCAAAGTTGCCGACTATGATGGTGCAGCTAAGAAAGCCAAAGCAGAAGCTAAAGCAGCTGCTTAATTAGCAATTATTGCCAATCAGCTCGGGAGTCCCTAAAAGCTCCCGAGCTTTTTTACTTTAGGAGGTCGAGAATATGAAAGTAACAATTACATATCACGATAACGACTCCTTTACAATGGAAGAAGTCGTAAAACAAGCCATTCACAATTATGGCAAAGCGGCTAGCGTAGAAGTAATGCCAGAATCTAGTATGGCTTACGACCAGATTTATTTTGGTTTGCAACAACTTATTACCCACGAGCAACTAAGCTTGCTCTACGATAACGATAGTGCATATCAACAAGACATTAAAAAATTGCGAGAGCAAGTTTTATACAAAGTCACAGAAATAATTGACCAAGTAATCATAGACAATGAATCGAAAGTAGGGTAATCTTGGATACTAGTGCAGTAGTCTTAAATAAATTACTAACTGAGCGAAACCTAGATATTTGGGCAAAGCTTAAGTTGGTATTTTTAGACCCTGCGTACTCTTCCTTGTATAGCGTCGTTAATAAGTACTATGAAAAGTACAGCGCTATACCGTCGTTTGACGATCTTGAACTAACCTTAAGGGAGGGTCCGGCGTCTAAAACACTGGCAACTCTCAGGTTAACCGAGGTGCCAGACGTTTCTGCCGAAGTAGCATTGGACGCATTGATCGACCAATATACTCAAAACGAAACGGTAAAATTATTAGATAAATTCGTAGACAAATTACCCCTCTACGATACAAACGAAATAAAAGAAAGTCTTGCAACTATTGCATTGACAATCGAAGAAAAAACACATACATCAGAGAAAGTGTTTACTATGGCTGACATGATGATGTTCAGCCACCCAGAAGATTTGGAGAAAGAACGTGTTTATCTCGGTCTCAATAATACTTTTGATAGTGTTCTTGGCGGTGTTGCTCGCCAGGAACTCATACTCATTGGGGGTAAACGGGGATCTGGTAAATCTATTACTAGTAGCAATCTTTTCGTTAATCAATACGAGTCTGGTAATTCTAGTATTTACTTTTCTATTGAAATGACGGCTAAAGAGACAATGGAACGTAACTTGTCAATTTTAGCGAATGTTAACTTACAAAATTTAAAACAGCATAAATTAACTGATGAAGAACTATTACGAGTAGTAAAAGCTCGTGCTGAAATGTTTGAAAACAGCTCAGATTTAGTTAGTGATTTTATGCGACACCGTGATAGATATAAATTTGAAGAAATGCTAGTGCGTAATTGCAGTCTAAAACCCGATAATCAGATGATTATTGTTGATGACCGTGATTTGACCCTAAGCAGTATCGACTTACATATTGGTAAAGCAAAAGCTAAGTTTGGTGATAAACTAAAATTAGTAGTAGTTGACTACCTTAACCAAATTGTCCTAGAAGGTAACGATCAATACGATTGGAAGCCGCAGATTGAAGTGTCCAAGAAACTCAAGAATCTTGCCCGTAAGTATGAAATTGTTATGGTATCGCCATATCAGATCGACAAAGACGGCGAGGCCCGATTTGCAAAGGGTATTCTTGATGCAGCCGACATTGCTCTTACTATGGAAGCCCATGACAAAGAAACAAATGCGGTTAGTTTTGAAACCACAAAAATACGTGGTGGAAAAGAAATGGCTTTTACAAGCCCCATTGATTGGGACACCTTACGGATTAGTCCACAATCTATTGATAAACCAGCAGCTAAAGAACCAATTAAAAAGGCTGGCAAAACACAGGAAAAACTTGATAAAGTAAAACAGGACGATTCGTCCGCAGACTTACCTTGGAATTGATATGAGCGACCCAGTATTAGACATTATAAATAAAAATAACTTGGCATTTACTGTGTCTGGCAGAGACTATCTTATTAAGTGCCTTAACCCAGAACACGAAGATTCTAACCCTAGTTTCCGAGTTGATAAAGTCACTGGAGTCGCTCATTGTTTTAGTTGTGGTTTTAAAACAAATATCTTTAAATTTTATGGAGTTTTTACAAATCCAGTACCCATAAAGATTGTAGCTCTAAAAGAGAAACTAAGCGAACTCAAGAGTTTTGGACAAGAACTAGAGCTGCCGGCAGGCTATACACCTTATACAAAACAATTTCGTGGCATCAGTGCCAAAACACTAAAATATTTTGGGGCATTTTATACAAACACAGTAGAAAAGCTACATGATCGTATTATTTTTCCAATCAAAGATATTACTGGAAAAACGGTTGTGTTTGTTGGTAGGCATACACTGTCAAATGGAAATCCCAGATACATAAACTATCCTAGCGGAGTACAGATTCCTGTATTTCCAAGCCATCTTCCTAGCGGCTACAGTTCGATGGTGCTAGTAGAAGGTATGTTTGATATGCTTAACCTTTACGATAAAGGTTTAGAGAATGTAGTATGCTGTTTTGGAACAAATACCTTACAAAATAACACAAAATCCAAACTTTTACCATTTAAAGCACAGGGAATAACTCATGTGTATATAATGTTTGATGGTGATGAAGCTGGTCAAAAAGCAGCCAAAATCTTAAAACCATTAATTGAAGAGTGCGGGTTTATAGTAGAAATTATTGATCTGCCAGATGGAGTAGATCCTGGTGAGCTATCACAAGAAGATGTGGATGCAACCAGTGAGTATATTACAAAATAGACTTGAATTACTAGCCCAAATACGCTATAATAAAGTATTAGAAAGTTTTTATGAAAAAAATTGCGTTAATTGACAAAGCCCCAAATCGTACCCGTTATTCTGATTATTTTCAGTTTGAGTACGATCACTATCACATGAGTTCAGTTCCTATTACTAAACTCTTGAAGAAAGATGTTGACCTAAAGGTTGACCTTGAGCCTTATGATTTGGTTATTCTTGTAGGTGCAGAGGCTGCCAAAGAATATGCTAAAATCACTTCGGTAACTAACATGGCTGGCCAGTTAGTTGCAGACAAATATATTGCTATTAGCAACCCTGCTATGCTTGCGTTCAAGCCTGAGGGTAAACCAGACTTTCAGCGTGCTTGTGATAAAATTCACAAATATATTGCGGGTGAACTAAAACCAATGACGGCAGGTGATTACAAAGGTATTAGTGATACGGCTGAAGCTAAAGCATACCTGGAAGAAATCCTTGCTAATGCTCAGGGCTATGTTGCGTGGGACACAGAAACCACAGCACTTTACCCTCGTGATGGGTATGTGTTAGGTATTTCCCTGACTTACAAAACCCATCAAGGCAGGTACATTATGACCGACTGCCTAGATGAAGAATGTATTGAACTACTACGCAAAATTGCCAAAAACTTTTCTACTGTATTCCATAACATGAAATTTGACTTCAAGATGATTAAATACCATCTTGATATTGATTTTGACCGTAGTCGAGTACACGACACTATGGTTATGCATTATGTGCTTGATGAAACTGATTCACATGGTTTGAAGCAGTTGGCACTAAAGTACACAGACTATGGCGATTATGATGCAGAGCTAGATGAATTTAAGAAAGAATACTGTGCTAGTAATGGTATTCTTCAGGATGATTTTACATATGACCTTATTCCGTTCGATGTTATTAGTCGTTATGCTTCGATTGATACTGCCGTCACATTCGACCTTTTCCAAAAATTCTGGCCAATTGTTCAGAAGAATGATAAACTCCGTAAGGTATATGAAGAAATCCTGATTCCAGGTACGCTATTCCTAATGGATATGGAAGAAGTGGGTATTCCTATTAGTCGTGAACGTATGGCCGCTGCTAATAAGTACCTTGACGAGCAAATTGCTGAGGCTAAAGAAGTTGTTTATGGATTCGATGCTGTTAAACAATTTGAAAAAGACACTGGTAAGATTTTTAATCCTAATAGTGTTATGCAGCTCCGTGTCGTCTTGTTCGATTATCTTGGTCTACAACCTACTGGAAAAAAGACCGCAACAGGAGCAATCTCAACCGACGCAGAAGTCTTAGAGCAACTATCAGAAGAACACCCACTACCTGCCGCTATTCTAAAAGTGCGGCAACTAGGTAAAATCCAAAACACTTATATCAGCAAAATTCTACCCGAACTAGACAAAGATGGACGCATTCGTACTAACTTTAATCTTATTTTTACCACATCTGGCCGTTTGTCTAGCTCTGGTAAATTTAACGCTCAACAAATTCCGCGAGATAATCCAATTATCAAAGGATGTTTGGTCGCCCCATCTGGATATAAAATAGTATCACAAGACTTGACAACGGCTGAGATGTATTATGCCGCTGTTCTAAGTGGCGATAAGAATCTTCAACAAGTTTTTAGCAGTGGCGGTGACTTTCACTCAACGATTGCTAAAATGGTGTTTAATTTGCCTTGTCCTGTTGAAGATGTTAAAAAGCAGTATGGTAGTATGCGTCAGTCAGCAAAAGCTATCAGTTTCGGTATTCTGTACGGCTCAGGTGCTAATAAAGTGTCTCAAACTGTTAGTAAAGCTACTGGTCAACCATATCCAGTTGAACAAGCTCGTGAAGATATTAAGGCTTACTTTAATAAATTCAACAAGCTGAAAAAGTGGCTTGACGATCGTAAAACTTTTATTGAAGCAAATGGATATACTTACAGCTTTTTTGGTAGGAAAAGACGCCTGCCTAATGTATTTTCCAGTGACAAGGGAATTGCCGCACACGAAGTACGAAGTGGTATTAATGCAGAAGTCCAATCGCTTGCAAGTGACGTTAACTTACTCGGAGCTATGCGAACTGCAAATGAAATTAAAGAACGAGGACTTGACGCACAAATCTTCATGCTTGTCCACGACTCGATTGTGGCGCTGGTTAAAGACGAACAAGTTGAACAGTATTGCGAAATCCTAAAGCGCAATACGCAACATCAGTGGGGCTGTGAAATTCCTAACACACCTATTGGTGTGGATCAGGATATTGGAGATGACTACAGCTTTGGACACTTCGACGAAGTTTACGGCGTTACAGGAGATAACTTGGCCCGTATTTAAGTTAAGCGAAAAAGAACCAAACCGCAAAGACGGTTTGGTCTTTTTTCATACAGAGTATATTGACGAAAGTAACAGTACTAGCTTAACATTTAAAATTGTGGATGATAGTAACCTGCCACAAAAAACATTAGGACTGCGTAGACTTGCTCTACAAAAAGACCCAAAAATAAAATTACACAGAATATCAACAGCAATATATTTTTTAGCTGATTTAATAAAACTTGCAAAATCAACTACATGGTTTATTGATAGCGCAGGCAAAGTATTTCAGTGGAAAAAATATACACGCGCCAAACTCGTAACAAAAAAGATTAAAAAAGTTTTACCTGCCGATGGCATAGGGTGTATACTAGAAGTAGATAGTCTATCTCAAAGATTTAAATGCTTACAACACCCGCAAGACTTCCATCAATACGCAGTGTTTCTAGTAATTAATAAAATGCATATTTTATACGGTTTAAGTGATGTTACTAGAAAAGACAGTTGGAGATTAATATAATGCCAAAAGCAGTTATATCTAACAGGATTTATATGGATGATCCTGGGGTAGAGCACTCTAAAAAGATAATTAAAGAGCTTACCTATAAAATCAAGAAAGATACTGGTTCAAAGCAGTTTTTTGCAATTGAAACAATAAAAAATTACAAAATATTGCCAAAGGGTATTATAAGTGTGCCGCAAGGTCGACAAGACTATATTCCGCAAGGGTATGAACTAATTGACAAACGTACCCTAGTACCAGTGCCTTTTCCAGAGCCTAAATTTCCACTGCGTGAAGATCAGCAAGTAATTTACGACCAAGTACATGATTCAGTATTTATCAATGCCCTGCCTGGATGGGGCAAGACATTTACTGCTCTGTATCTAGCCAGAAAGTTTGGTCAGCGTACACTAGTAATTACGCATACAGCTAGTTTACGAGATCAGTGGATTGGTGAAGTTAAACACTTGTACGGTATGGAACCTGGTGTTATTGGTGGCGGAGTTTTTGATATCGAAGACCGAGCCATTGTAGTAGGAAATATACAATCCATAGTAAAACATCTACCAACACTAAGTAAAGAGTTTGGTTTAGTTATTTTAGATGAAGCTCACCACTGCCCTGCCAGTACATTTTCTAGTACTGTAGACGCATTTCATGCTAGATATAGGATTGCGTTAAGTGGTACAATGATTCGCAAAGACGGGAAACACGTTGTTTTTGGCGACTATTTTGGTAGTATAGTATTAAAGCCGCCAGAAGCTAATACACTTAAGCCGCTAGTACGAATAGTAAAGTCAGGTATTACTCTAAAACCAGGCGCAACTTGGGTAGAAAAAATCAATGACTTATGCGAAAACGAACGGTATGTAAAATTTATTAGTGAAATTGCTCAACTAGAAATATTAAACGGGCACAGTGTACTAATTATTGCTGATAGAGTTGAATTTTTAAGGAAAGTTAAAGAAAATGTTGGAGAAACGTGTTTGTTGGTTACTGGTTCCGAAGGGGATAGAGACCTTGCAAAAGAACAAATACTATCAGGAGAAAAAAGAGCCATTGCAGGTTCACGTCAAATCTTCTCAGAAGGCATATCTATTAACAGGCTCTCGTGTGTAATACTTGCTATACCAATGTCTAATGATAGTTTGCTGGAACAAATCGTGGGTAGGATACAGCGAAAGTTTCCAGATAAACTAGACCCGTTAGTAGTAGACATTAATTTTGCTGGATACGCCGATAAAAAACAAAATAACGATAGGCTTGGCCTATATATGCGTAAAGGCTGGCAAATAACTACCATATAAAAAAATTAACTTGCACATAGCTTGTTAATCTGATATAATATATATTAAGTTGTCGAATATGATACTTTTCTTTAACCTTTCAGTATTAGAAGCAGAAACCTTAGGAAATCCTAAACAAATGGTTGAAAAGCTTCGATTGTTTTATACAAAGAAACAGATACCTAAAAATAGTTATTCAAAAGTAAAACCTATTCGTAATTTAATTGGTAATAGTTATCTAATCAACCCAGATGGGTTTTTTGCTGATAATATAACGGATATAATTTATAAATCACAATATATACAGTTAGCGGGTAGACGAGATTATAGTTTATACAAACTATTTAACGTAAAATACTTAGACCTATCATACTTTAAAGATATTGATCTAGATAACATAAAAACAAACCCACTAATCACTATAACACAAAACAAAATATACTTCAAGTACGAGGAAAATTAAAAATGGCAATTAGCTTCAAGAACACAAAAGGCAAAGCACAATCAAACAAAGTCGAATCTTACGAATATAAAGATGGTGAGAATGTAGTACGTTTAGTTGGTGGAGTTCTCCCCCGCTATATTTACTGGTTGAAGGGTTCTAATAACAAGGACATTCCAGTAGAGTGCTTGGCATTTAGCCGCGACAAAGAAAAGTTTGACAATCTACAAAAAGATCATGTGCCTGACTTTTTCCCAGATCTAAAGTGCAGCTGGTCATACACTGTCAATTGTATTGACCCTAAAGATGGTAAGGTCAAAGCCCTTAACTTAAAGAAAAAGCTTTTTGAACAAATTCTGACAGCAGCCGAAGACTTAGGTGATCCTACAGACTTTGACACTGGCTGGGATATTGTTTTCAAGCGAGTAAAAACAGGCCCATTGGCTTATAATGTTGAGTACCAGTTGCAAGTGTTGCGTTGCAAGCCTCGTCCACTATCAGATGCAGAACGTGAATTGGTTAACGCTTCTAAATCAATTGATGAAAAATACGTTCGCCCAACAGAAGATGAAGTGTTGGCTCTATTAACTAAAATCACTACAAACAGTGATGAAGATGAAAATGGTGATGCCGCCTCTGAAGCAGAGCGTGAAGCCGTTAAAGACTTAGGTTAAAACTATAGCCCGCAAAATTAAACACTTTGCGGGCTATTTTGTCTATAAAATATGAAAATACTATTTACAGCTGATGTACATATAAAATTAGGTCAGAAAAACGTACCTATTGAGTGGGCAAAAAATCGTTTTCGTTTATTTGTTGAGCAATTTCAACAAATGCAAGAACAAGCTGATTTAGTAATTATTGGTGGTGATGTTTTTGACCGACTACCAACAATGGATGAAGTAGAGTTATATTTTGACTTTGTAGCTAGCTTTAATAAGCCAACAATTATTTATCCAGGTAATCACGAAATGCTTAAGAAAGACACTACTTTCTTAACAAATCTTAAAAAGTCAACTAATCGACTAAATCCTAAAGTAGAAATTATTGATGATTTTTACAGTCGAGACGGAATAGACATTATTCCATACAATAAACTAAAAGAATTTGAAAAAGCTCCACATCTAACACATGGTAAGATATGTTGTACTCATGTTCGTGGCGAAATCCCACCCCACGTCAAGCCAGAAGTTGATCTAGAATTATTTAAACGCTGGGATATTGTGTTAGCAGGGGATTTGCATAGCTATGAAAACTCGCAACTTAATATTCTGTATCCAGGTAGTCCTTATACTACTAGCTTTCATAGAAGTTCCGTGGACACTGGAGCTATCTTGCTTGATACTGATGCTATGGATCACGTATGGCTCAAATTCAACTTACCTCAGCTTATCAGAAAAACCGTTGGAGTCTCTGACCCTAAACCAGCGACAGATTTTGACCATACCATTTACCAAGTTGAAGGTGATATGCACGAACTTGGAGAGCTAGAAGATTCCGAGTTAATTGATCGTAAAGTTATCAAGCGAGATACAGATAGTGCGCTAATGCTAGACCCTGAAATGAGTCTAACCGAAGAAGTCAAAGAATATTTAACCTATATCCTAGAACTTCCAGATGAAACTGTAGAAGCTGTTTTAAAGGAAATGCAGAATTATGCAGAAAAAATTGAGTCATCTTAAAGCAGAAGTTTGGTCACAAACAAACTGTCCAGCTTGCACCGAAGCAAAAAGACTACTAGAGCAAAGATCAATTAGCTACAATGAATGTATGCTTGGTATCAATGGCTATAGTAAAAAAGATTTAATCGCTAAAGTTCCAAACGCACGTAGTGTACCACAAATCTTCTTAGATGGAGAACTAATTGGCGGATTACACGAATTAAAGAAAAGACTAGTAGAATATGATAACAATCAAAAGGCTGAGTTGGAGTAATGCGTTTAGTTATGGAAAAGATAACACAATAAATTTCGTTGCTGCGCCACTAACGCAGCTTGTAGGAAAGAACGGGCATGGAAAGAGTTCTATAGCCCTAATCCTTGAAGAAGTTTTATTTAATAAAAACTCCAAATCAATCAAAAAAGCGGACATTCTAAACCGCTATGTAAAAGATAAAAACTACAGTATCGAGCTTGAATTTGAGCGAGATGGTACTGAATATCAAATTAAAACTAGTCGTGGTACTAGTCAAACAGTAAAACTGTTTAAAAATGGGGCAGACATTAGCGCGCATACAGCCACAGCTACTTATAAAATGATTGAAGACATTCTAGGGTTTGACCATAAAACATTTAGTCAAATCGTTTATCAATCTAATGCTAGTAGCTTAGAATTCTTGACTGCTGCGGATACTGCTCGTAAAAAGTTTCTAATTGAAATTTTAAATTTAGGCAAGTATACTAGGGCGCAAGAAATCTTCAAAGAAGTAAGCCAAGACTTAAGCAAAGATATTGCGGCAGTACAGTCTCAAGTAAACACTGTAAATAGCTGGCTAGATAAATATTCAAAGATGGATTTATCTCACAAAGCTTACTGCGAAGTGCCAGTAATAGAGGATAGTTTAGTAGCAGAAGTAAATGAGTTAGACTCAAAGATTCGTGGACTAGAATCCACTAATAAGAAGATTACTCAAAATAATACTTATAAACAAATACAGTCCAGAATTAAACTATTTCCTATACCAGAAACCCCAGTAGATACAGTTAGTGAACTAAGTCCAGAAGTAAAATATCTTAATACTAGCTCTATTGAGTTAAGCAAGTCAGTAAAAGACTCAGACGCATTTATTAAGAAAATTGGTGCGCTACACGGAACTTGCCCTACTTGCTTACAGCCTATTGACGAACAAAAAATGGCTACGCTTATAGCAGAACAACAAGCTATACAACAAGAAGCCAGTTCAAAAATAGCCATTATTGCAACTAGATTAAAAGAAATAGATGCAATCAAACAAGAATTTACTGCTAAAACAACAGCTTGGGAAGCTGCTAATAAAGCTCGCGAAGAGTGGGAAAAGTATCATCAGCTAATTAATACTGAGCTACAAGAAGATCTATTAGATAAAAACGAATTAGAATCTAAATTTACCGCTCTGCAAACTGCCCTAGCAAATCTTAAAACTGC